CCGACGCCACCCGTTGTGCCGGTCGCACCCGTTCCACCAGTTCCACCAGTTCCACCAGTGGCTCCGGTCGGGCCGAAGATATTGCCCACGATACCCATCATGTCTCCTTGGTTTGTTTCGGCTTCGCCGCTACTGGCTTCGCCGTTGCTGTTGGTTCAGTTGGTTCGGCAGCCCCCGTTGGTCCACGTTGCGGCACTGCCTTATTCGACCAGACAACCTGCTTGACGTTTCCAACGAGAGGCACGGCCACTCCTTCCTAGAACCAGGTGCCGCTTACCTTGATGTAGATATCGCCTGTCGAGACGTTGAGGTGGAAGTCTCCATCGATGCCATCAGCATCACTGGGTACACCAGGAGCGGCGAACCATTTCGTCCCTGGAGCTCCGGTCGCTCCTGTCGCACCGGTCGGACCAGTCGCACCATCGCCAGTACCAGTCCCCGATCCGGGTGGACCGGGAGGACCCGTTGGACCAGTCGGGCCAGTCGCACCACCTCCAGTAGAGCGATGACCACCGCCAGCGAGGATGGTGACCTCACCTGGAGCGCCTTTCTCGCCGCGCTTGCCCTGGGCACCAGTCGCTCCGACCGGTCCCGGCTCACCCCGTGGGCCCCGTTCACCCCGGGGACCAACGACCCCGTCAACGCCGTCGATCCCATCCTTGCCATCGATCCCGGCGGCACCGGTATAGCCCATCGGGCCGACCGCACCCTCGATGCCCTGCGGGCCCTCGATCCCCTGCGGCCCCTGGGGACCGATCTCAGGTGGGAGCTCTTCGCGGGCGATGAGCGCAGCGATCAGCTCCTCTTCGAGACTCATGGAGCGGGCTCCTGGCGTACCCCTGAGATCCTCCCATTCGCATCGCGTTCGATGACCGTCCGCTTCGGCTCATCGGAGAAGGAGATCTCGACGGTCTTGTTGTTGCCGTCCCGGTTGATGTCCGGTGTCTTGGCCGCTCGCGTCGTCTGGACCTGGTTGACGGCCTTGAGCAGCAACTCGGTGTGGTCGGCTGAATCCTGACGATCACGCTCGAAGTGGTCCTTGAACAAGGACTGGATGCCCGTCACGACGCCGATCAAGTCGATGTCGCTGTTCTTCTTGGGCTGCGCGTCGAGGACCTGCTTGACGATCAATGGGGCCAGGGCAGTCGCCATCTCCTCGGCCGACTTGCTTGACGAGACGGCGACGGCCTTACTGGCCTGCTGCATCTCGAGCATCTCGCGAACGGTCGGGACATCGCTGATATCGACCGCACCCTGGGGTGTGGCCATGATCAGCTTGCCTTCCATCTCCGGGATGGGCTCTCGGCCTTCATCGAGCCTGGCTTCATTGATGAAGCGCCAGGGCACGCCGGCCAGGGCCTTTTCATAGATGGCGGCTTTGGCCGTGCTTTCCTTGAGGTTGAGCGCGGTGAAGCGGAAGGCCAGGTTGTTGGCCATGCCGCCGAAGCTCTTGTCCCAGACGACCTCTTCGGTCAGGTACTCCTGGATGTTGGACATGAGCGGCCGGAGCCCACGGTCCTCGCTCACCTGCATCTGGATCTCAGAGGTGGAGCGGTTGACATCGAACGTGACGCCCAGGTCCTGGGGGGTCAGGCCGAACACCACGGCGATCTTGCGCACGAGGTAGATCTGCCACTCGAGGAACTGCTGGTCGCGGTTACTGTCGCGGAACTTGATGAAGGACGGGGCCTTGCTGCCACCGATGAACCCTAATGGGCCCCGACCGGCGACCTCGGACTCGAAGAAGTCACGGAACTTCTCGACCTGCGGCTCGGTGAATCCTTCACCCAGGTTGATGATGCCATCGGGGGCGGCGTTCTCGACCTGCCGGCGGTTGTACTCCGAGGCGGCCAGTTCGGCTTCGACCGATGCTCGCAGCGTCTCGAGTGCCGGAAGGCCGACCGGGCTGTCCGTCCGGGGGTTCATCATCATGTAGATGAAGTCTTCGTTCGACCAACGCGCCTTCTCGTTGATCCCATCGGGATACCAGAAGTAGCGGGCGGCATTGGGGTTGCCGTCCCACATGGCGTTGACCTTGATCTGGGCCGCATTGGTCGGCCACAGCTCACGGAGGTTGCCCGACAGGTCACGCACCTTCTCGATGCAGCCAGCGTCCAGGATGAGGAGGTCATCGGTGACCGGTTCGATGAACCCACGGTAGGAGTCGTTGGCTGGGTTCGGCTGACGGAAGAGCTTGCGGATGACGTCTTGCTGGCGCTTGCTGTAGGGGCGGCGCTGGTCGAACGGGACGATGTCCCACTCGGCCGAACTGACCTGGGTGCGCCGGATCTGGACCGCACCACGGACCCACTCGCTCGTCTTGGCCCAGTGTCGGTAGACCCGGGCGTTCTGGACGGGGACCTTGCCATCCCAGGTGAAGCCAGCCGCGATGGCCCCGCCCTGCGGCAGGTTGGCCGGCGATGCCTGGCGATCCTTCTGGACCTGAAGCGCCTGTTCGCGCTGCACGACAAGCGCCTGGTCCCGCCGGACCAGCCTGGTGATCGCGCCGCTCATCGTCCGTGGTCCCGGAAGTGCTTGGCGACCAGCTTGCGCTGCGTCGAGTTGAGGTAGTTCTTCACCATCTGGGTCTCGGATGCACGGATCGCTTCTTCCTTGGTGAGTGCGTGCGTGTCGATGCCACGCAAGAGGAGGTAGACATGGTCGGCCACCGCCTGCACGCCATCACGGAACTCCACCTCGACAGCCATCAGGACACGACCTGGTCCGTCGTATGGATGTGCGGCCCGAAGTTCGCTCGCTGGAGGTCATTGAGGGTGGTCACGGTGACGACCTGGTCAGACGTGTGCATGTGCTGGATCTTGTGCATCGCATGACGCAGGTCCGTCGCTCCGACCAGGGACACGATCTGGTCGCTGGCATGGAGATGCTGACGAGCCATCGCACGCTCGAACTTGTTGAGCGCCATTCAGAAGCTCCTCTTCTTACCCAGTGCCCCGAAGAACGCGCCGCCGACGCCGGTCTCCATGGCGTAGCCAAGCGCGTCGATCATGTCGTCATGACCCTTCGGGAACTGGAGCAGTTCGATCTCGAAGTCCGAACCGGCGAGACTCTGGTGGTGGAAGACCTTGCCGGACTCGTAGCGTGCCGCGACCGAACGGGCTCGCGTGACCTTGTCGACTTCGGCCTTCTTGCCCACGATGGGCAACATGGTCGAGTTGATCATGTCCTTGACGAACGCACCCTGGAACTGGTTGTTCTCGACGATGATCTTGCTGATGAGCGGATTCGCCTTCGCGCCATCCATGACGAACTCACGATGACCCGTTTCGATCTTGGCCCGTGCCACATCGAAGACATACGAGTTGCCCTGGTCGTCCTGGGCCACGACCACCCGGGCCGTCCAGTCAGCACGCTGCTTCTCGGAACTGGCCAGGTCGACGCCCATCTTCCAGACGTAGCCACCCGGGTTCGCGGGTAGCTGGGTGAAGTATTTGTTGGCGAACCACTCGCGCCGGAAGATGTTGCCCGACATCAGTCCGCTGATATCGTTGAGGTAGGAACAGGCGAACATCGCGCTGCCCATGTCCCGACGCTCCTGCTCGAGCTTGTCGAGCGGCCACATCGCTGGCCACAGGGCGTGGGGCTTCTTCTGGTCCTTGTCCTCGTTGTCGTAGTAGATCGCACCCCTGACCAGGGATGGCCACTTCTTCTCTTCGATGAGCTTCTGGTACAGGTCGCTCTCGGCCCATCGCGTCCCGATGACGATCATCGACCCACCCGGCACGAGACACGGCTTGAGCGTCTTCCAGAACCAGTTCTCGACCTTCTCACGCTGTTCGGGGTTAGCCGAGTTGTCCTCATCGAGGATGTCGTCACACAGGATGAGATCGAAGCGCTTGCTGATGATCGCACCACCCGCGCCCGTGGAGTACATGTTGACGTCCTTGGTCCCGATCAGGGCCGAGTTGAGCTGGATCCACTCGACGTCGTTCCACTTGTGCTTGCCGGCCAGGTTGCCGAAGATGTCGTGCTGGTACTCGTTGGCCTCGAGCGTGAAGCGCACCGCACGAGAAAAGGCGTTGGCCTGCTTGGCCGTGTTGCTGATGAGCCCGACCCGCAGGTTCGGGTGCCGTGACTGGAGCCAGGACAGCAGGATCGAATTGGCCCAGGTCGTCTTGGCATGACCGCGTGGTTCGAGCACGACGCCGTTCTCGCGGTGTTCCAGCCGGTCGAGGATGAAGTTGATCATCTCGACGTGGTGCGGCTCTGGCCGCAGACGGAAGACGTATTCCCCGTAGGCGAGGACGTCAGTTGGCGCGAGCGTCCGAAGCGAGGACCAGAGCAGTTGGCCCCACACCTCCGGAGGGAGCGACCCGTTCGCGAGCAGCGTCGACAACTCGTCGGAGGAGCTCGGCGTCGGGGGGAGTGACGTTTCTAGCATCCGGTGCCTCCGTGCTCATACCAGGGGCCGCTGTCATCTCGGCGACCAGGAACTGGGCCCAGACCAGCGCGTCCTTGGCTGACACCGTAA